CATAAATTCCCCATCAACAATGATATTTAGAATGAAAAAGGGGATCCGAAGATCCCCTGTCATTATATCACATTAACTAGATTATGCAAATCAGAAGGAATACTTCAGACCTAGCTTAGTTCCATAACCACGGTCAACGGAGTCAGAACCAGAACCGACGAAGGAGACTTCACCGTAGGCACCGAGAGCATCGGTTACGGCAATGCCCAGACCTGCCTTACCAGAAGGAACAGTGTCAGTAGCGCCACCATCTGGAGAAAGGACGGTAGCACCCGCTTGAACATAGTAAGAAGACGCTTCACCCAATGCACCTTCATATCCAACGTGCAGATCTGTATTTGTCCCAGTGTAGTTAGATCCAGTCCAACCCGAGTTTGCCTCTACGTTAACGTAAGGTCCTGCCAGGGCAGCACCAGGAGCAGCAAAAGCAACAGCTGCAGCGGCAGCAGCGAAAGCAGTTTTGATCATTTGTTTTTTTCCTCTATAGAGTGTACATCGCAATCAGGTCTTTCCCAATTGCATGAAGATAATTTATCAGGGTTACGGGCAAAAAGCAAGCCCCCTTGTGCCAGTTTGCCCCCATTCACATTTTGTATTACTTATGACTATAATAAGTATTACTTATCGTTTAACCATTTTTGGCAGATAAATCAGCATAAATGCTAATGACCAAAAGGAAATAAAGACATATAGGTGACTAGCTCTGTGTGGAGAAAAAGTAAACCCCAGAGCGATAATTATAACCCACAAATAGTCTACCATACCATGAAAGGTTTGCCAACCCTCACCGTACTTTTCTATAAGGTTATCTCTTTGCTTTGAGAACCACGGTGATACGTGTCTCATCATGACGAATCCTTCATTGATAAACATGATGAAGAATCCAATCCAAAAAATCATATTGTTTAATTGAGAAATACTAACAGTCCTTTTATGGCAGTATTTCCTGCTACGGAGGAAATCTCTGTGTTGCCTAAAATAGACTTCACTTTATATGTATTAAATCTATCTTTCACCAAAGGTATGGACATTGGAGCACCTGCAACAGTGATATTAGACACACCACCAATGTACTGTTTATAATCTCCAGCAATGATGTGACTAATGTGTCCAGGAGAAACAACTGCTTGGTTTGCTCTAGGATCAAATTGCACTGATGTTTCCTCACCAGCACCAAAGGTCATCTTCTGACCTAAAACAATATCCTTCTTATTAATCTGTGCTGTATTGATAGCACTACCTGCCATTTCAATATCAGACTCGGATTGAATTTTAACAGATCCACCCTTAAGAACTAATTCACTGGTAGCTTCAATAAGAATTTTTTCTGCTCTGATGTGTCTCTCACTTCCTATGCACTGTTCTACATAATCACCATAACAAATAATGTTTAATGCTTGTCCGTCACCTTGTGGTTTCTGGTCATCACCTTCATTGAATTCTAGATCAACGCGACTTAAATATTGTTGTTGACCACCACCTGCTTTGATGTTCAACTTTCCACTACCAGCACCCTTGTTAGGATCTCTCTTTCCAGTCATGAGAGAAATTCTACCATCACTGTGGAAAGTCATTGCATTGTCGGCATTTAAGGGACCATCAATGCAAAGTGCTGTTGTAAGTTTGTCTGGGAAAGTTCTTTCGTAAATAGACGATCTTGTCTTGTGTCCTTTCCACGCATAACACAGGCGAATACCATCAACCTCTTGTGTTTCATCAGGAGTGGTTGGGGTAGCTAAACCTCCTTGTCTTATACTATCATAGGTTTCTTGTGTTGCAGCTGACATTATCTACACTCCTTATGGACAATCAACATAACGACCTGTACCAATCTTGGTAGCACCAACTCTAGATAGTGCATCTGTATCTAGGCAGACTAGAGAAGGGAGGAGTTGTGCTCCATATCCACCACCACCAATTACTTTGACATCAGGGAACCCTGTAAAGGTTTTTGTTCTGTCAAGCATTCTAGCACCAATTACAAATCCTTTTTCATCTAATATAGCTTCTGCCAATCCTTTTTCATTATTGATAAAGATATCTGGTTTTGATAAGTATCCTACTCCAAATTTAACGGCAGTAAAAGAGTCAATAATACATCTCTTATCATTATCATCAGAAAGATTCTTCTTATATCCAAATCCAGGAGAAAGAACACGAATTTCTGTCAAGAATCCTTCTCCATCCAGAAGTGCTAGTGCAGTAGCACCAAATCCATTACCACCAACAAAGACATATGGTGGTTCTGCCCATGGATCACCTGGGTCATCAACAGGAATTTCAATGATTCCTCCATTGTCATCTGTAATTACATCACCAATATTAACAACAGGTGGTTTAAATTCCTCAAAGACTGTTTCTGGAGTATCACCAACACCCTCATCAAAATCAGGGATGGTCAGATCATCCTTGTCAACAATCAATACGTCAACTGATGCTCCCCTTCCTGCAATTGAAAAAGTTAGAAGTTCTTGTTCCTCTACGACATCATCTTCTGCAATACCAACAGTAACTGTTGCTTGATTATCCTGAATTACAAATTCACCTACTAGAGATCCACCAATAATGTCATCAGAAGTAATTCCATTACCAGACAGATTGTAATACAATATAGTACCGTTATCTACGTTGGTAGTGGTAATAGTATAAACGATAAACTGATCTTCTGGACATACTGACCTGTTAGCAGTTACCGCATAAGTTTGTATTACTGTTGTATCATCAGTGCCATCTCCAGTATCTCCACCATCAGTACCATCTCCACCGTCTCCAGTATCAGGTGTGGTAACTTCATCTACAGGAACCTCAATATCATCAATTGGATTTGTTGTTGGTGGTTTATATGGATTATAAGATTCTTTTTGATCAACTGGGACAATATTACACCTAGCAGTATTAGCTATGAATAGTGTTTTAATTCCACTGCCTTCACCAGGACTATTCTTTGTAATTTTTACATAAAAATCTTCTTGGTCTCTTTCAGTTGCTGGATCACCAAAGGTTTGAATATTTACATCTTTACTAGTTTCTTGTGGTTGGAAACCAATGATAGTATCAATAGGTAAGAAATCCTCATCAGGTGTTGCTGTACCTTGTGTTAATGTTTTAAATTTTACCGATGAAGCGGTTGATAGATCTCCAGAACGAGTAATAGTAAATACTGCAGTATCTCCTCTGGTTACTTTTATATCTTCAATATTGTATGTAATTTTCGGTTTCTTAGTTCCTCCTCCTCCACCGCCTGGCAATGGAACACCACCAGTGAAACCAACTGTAGTTGCAGATAATGGGTTGCCAGTATATGCCTCTTCACAAACATACTGTGTATAATCACCAGGAGTATCACCAAATAAGTTATCAATACTTCCTAATAGATTATCTAAGAAGTCCTTATCCTTATCATCTTTTTTCTTCTCACCATTTGTACATACTTTCTTGTACTTGTTACATGTTTGATCAGGACCAGAACAAGAAATTCCTAGAAGTTTAAGTACAAAGTTAACAGCTTGTCCAATAATATTTAAAGGAGCGGCAATCGCACCGAGAATATCTTGTAGAGGTCCTAAAATATCACCAAGAATATCATTGATAAACTGATTGATCTTTGAAATAATTCCATTTACAAATTCGTCAATATGACATACAGCAGCACGATATACTTTATTGACATAACTCATCAATACATTAGTCAACCAGTCTGACAAACGTTCACCTAGATCTGCCATTTTACAACCTAGGTCTTTCAAAGCATTATTAAAAAACTCTGTTACTGGAGTTAATCTGTTACCCTTATCATCTGGTGCTAAAAGTGCTTTGACCAATGCATCTACTGCATCTTGAAGTAATTTTTTAATATACCCCTTTACTTTAGCTACAAATTCCGTGACAACACGTTGTGCTTTATTAATGTAGTCTCTTGCTGTAGAAACTGCACTGTTTACACCACCAGTGATTTTATTAGTATAGAAATCTCCAATATTTCCACCATTATCCTGTATATCCTTTAACATCTGACCAACGATAGTGGTCATCTTTGTTTTCAGATCTTGATCTTTACATTTTTCAGCAACACTCTGACACCACTCTTCTCTCTTGACTCTTTCGCCAGGTCCTGGTGGTACTGGTACATCTTCTACTTCAGGTTCACCATCATCTTCTGCAGGTCTCTTTCTTCCAGTAGGAAGACCCGCTCCTGTTCTAGCACCTTTCTCAGATGTACTAGAAGTTTCAGAATCTCCTGCTTCAGTAATTTCTTCTACACCATCCTTATAAGGATCTGGTAGATACTCAGCATTAGTTCCAGTAACAAATGCTGGTCTATTTGGTCCTGGTGTGTTAACTATTCTAGTTGCACCAGGAGTTTGACCGATAGAACCCATGATAATGGGTTTTTGTTTATCACCGTCAATATAAAATCCAACTACCCAACAACCTTCAATCAACTGGGAACATGAACCGCCAACGTTACCTGGCATGAATGGCGCAGTAACTGGCATCATCACATTTGCCCATGGCAAAGCAGAAGTAGGAAGAACATCCTTACTACCAGGATGATCTCCTACAATTCTTACCTTATAACGAAGTCCACCTTTATTGTTCTTATCGTCATCTGTAGTAAGTTCTACTTGTCCAACCCACCAAGGAAAACCATCGTCTCCTATACGGTGAGTGGGCATCAATCGTGATAATGCCTCATCCATACTTAATCCTCATAAACTAGGCACTCAGGTTCTGATGGATTTTGATCACAATAGAGTTCTAAGTATGATGGATCGTGATGATCTCCTGCCTCAATCTCTTTTTTATGGTTCTCAACATATTCCTCCAAATCATGTAGTTCGCCCTCAATGTGACGACGCATCTGTGGATTTGTAGTTGGATCTTGAAGAATCTCTTTGTCCTTCTTGATATGCTCTTCGATGTTGTCCATAGGTAATTACCTCCTTTAGTTATTTATTTGCTATGTGCTGATACTTTTTTCTTTTCTCCGTAAGAATCTCTTATTAAACGTAATGTAGTAAGAAATCTTCCATTGCTGCCGATGCTAGTGTCGTAGCTATGAGTAACTGATTCAATTAGATACTGTCCGCTACTTTCTGGATCATAAATTTGAGTTAATCGTCTTTCATCTGGCAACTTGCTTATTAGTCTAACATTAATTCTGTCTCCTGCACAAATTTCAGCATTTCCTGGTATAACGATACTACATTGTTGACTCTGTAATAATCTATATCTAGTTAAGGACTGTGCTGTCACGTATTTTTGCCAATCAGCAAATTGCGTAGGTTTCTTTGATTTGTCTCCTGGTTCAGGCGAAGCAGGTTCAACACTATTAGACCATGACTCATGATCTAAGAAAACAGACATCACTCTAGCAGGATAATCAGAAAGTTCTTTATCTTTAACAGGTATCAATGTTGCCTTGTCTTGCCCTCCTAGATGTGCCATATTGTCGTAACTTTGAGTCAGTTTATACTGATACTCCTCATACTGACCAGTTGAGTGGTTGAAGAATACAATAAGAGAAGAGTATTTACCTCTTCTCAAAGAATCCATCATATCAATTTCGGATCCAAACAGAGATTTTTTGATTGTAAATCTATCGTCTGCACCGTCATCCATATTTCCAAGTCTCTCAGTATATGGTTCGTCTGGTTCAGCACCCCATGCTTTCACTTTCAATCTATCTGATTTTAGAGGACTTTTATCATCGGCACACATAGAATCAACTGCAAAGAAATTATACCCTCTACGTGTCTCCCAGAATAAAAATCCACCACTTCCCTTAAGTTCTTGAGCAGTTTTGTTAGTGTTCTTTGAATTAGTGCCTTCAAACGTAGCTTTAGGAGAAACACATTTTACTGCTAGTTTTGCAGCTAAATCAAAAGGTCTCAATTTAGGGGGAATCATTCTAACATCAAATAATGAAGGTTCTGAAAAGAATTCCTTTTGAGTACCAATATATTCCGAACTTTTCAAAACTTTTTTAATAATAGCCTCGGGATTTCCCTCCATCAATACATTGACTCTTGTAATTTCATTTTGCAGTGCTTCTGCAGATACTAAACCAAGAGTGTATGTTTGTTTTGTTTGCTGTGCAAATCGGTTGGCAACTTTCCAAATTAACAACTCATATTTAAAGGGAGTATCACTTGCATTAGTATTAACTTCAATAAGTACCTTTTCTCCTCCTCTAATAGGTAGATCATTAATCACACCAGCACTATCAACAACCGTTGCTGCTGCTGTTAAAAACGGTTCAGTAATAGATTCTACATACTCAAAGTCTACAATAAGACTCTTCATATCTTGCCCTTTTGCAGAACCATGTGGAAAAACTGCAAAGGTTTTAAGCGAAAATTCTGTAGTCGAAGAAAATTCCATATCAACCTAATGCCTGCGTATACATTCTACTCATATGAGTCAATCCCATTGAATCCTTTGAACTTCCAAATGGAACATCTCCTGCTTGAGCAGAAGCTGTTTGTGTTCCAGAAGTAGTGACGTTATTATTGATCACTGTAGTACCACCATTGTTATTTGCCGCTGTTTCGGTAGAAGCTGTAGATAACGCCGATCCTGTCTCTGTATTAGTAGGAGTAATAGAAGATATATCAAACTTTTTCTTTACAGCATTCAATTTCTGCTGGAATTGTTCTGGAGTAATTAGATTTCCTTCAGTGTCTCTGTATATAGATTCGTAGCTAGCAATTCCTTTTCTAGTTCCTGATTGTGTTCTAGTGAAAGTTCCAACACCATCAACCTTTTGAGATCCTTCCGTAGAAGCATTTGACATCAATCCAGTAAGACCTTGAACTTGAGATTTTACCTGCTCAGAAGTAGTGCTAGGATCTGCTTTAGTTTCTACTGGTTCTAATTTTGAAGGGTCGATTGCTTCATTCTCCATCATCCATTTGATAGGATCAATTTTTTTACCGTCTGATTGAAGTCTCTCTAAATGCAAATGAGTATAATCTGATTTGCCGTCTGGTGATGGATAAAAAACTAATTTACCCAACTCTGCACCCTGACCTACTTCATCACCTACACTAACAGAAGGTGTGATATGTCCATATACAAATTGAGATCCATCTTCATGTTCAACAACCGCTGCACCACCATATTTACCAAATCCTGTATTATATGCATCAACAACCTTTCCTTTCTGAATGTTGATTACTGGAGAACCAGCATCCATTCCAATATCAGAACCCTCATGATAACCACCTGCTCCATCATTATAATATTGCCTAAATTGACCAAAGTTAGAAATTGGGTTCTTTCCTGTTGAATCTTTAGTGATTGTTGGTGGTAGTTGACCTTTAGAAGTAGGAAGAACTCTACCTAAAACACCAGATGCTTTTGTTGCATCCACATCTATGTTTTCAAGATCCATATCCAAATACTGCCTTCCACCAGATGCGTTAGGATCTCTCGGTAGACCTGGAATGAAGTTTCTAAGCATACCTAATAGATTGAACCCACCACCACTTTCTCCTTTATTAAAGAACTCTTTTAGTCCTAAAGCTTGAAGTTTGGCAAATTTGACTTTATTCTTTTGCTGTGCTTCCAGAATTCCTTCGCCAAACTGTAAGAAGGTTTTCTTTCCTCTGCTTCCTTCTAATGGGAAAACTGCTTCTTTACCTTCTTCACCAAGAATAGCATTAGTAGCACCATCAACAATACCACCATCTGCCATCATCGTCATGTCTCTGGCAGCTAAAGCAGCATCAATACCAATAGATCCTGCAGTACCAATACCAGGAACAGTAGATGCTGCACCAGATGCTAATTCAAGACCAGCGCCAAGGAAGTCACCTTGCATTGCTCTTTGAGCAGCAAAGACAGCACCCAATCCTAGTCCTACTAGAGGAATCTTCTTACCTAAACTTTTTGCAACTGCTCCACCAGCAATCTTACCAATTGCCTTTCCACCTAGTTTAGCACCTGCTTTTTTACCTAGACCACCAAGCATCTTACCGCCTAGTGCAGCACCCAGTCTAGTGCCCATTCTACCAGCACCTCTCCTACCAGCAGCACTAAGCATTCTCTTTGCCATAACTTTGCCACCGATGCCCATGCCAGGACCACCGCCGCCGCCACGACGACCAATCATGCCAGTGCCTGCTGCCAGCATTGATCTTTCATAGGCAATGTTACTAGAAAAATCAGCACCCTTTTCTAAAAAATTCTCTTCAGCAGATGCTTTTGCATTTCTAGCTAACTGCTCTGCCTGTTGTTGCTGTGCTGCAGCAATCTGCTTCTGACTATTTGTTTGTTCTTTAGTAGCTTGAACCAAACTCATTGTGACAAACGTTAGTCTGTCAATTGCCTGAACTACCTCTCCTTGATCATTATCAACAGGTCCCATGCGTTTGACAAACATGTCATCACCAGGGAGATCTCTCTCAACACCTAGATCTGTAGCACCAATGTTAACGATAGCATCACTAGCATAACCCTCTGGTCTCAATGGTCTTGCATTAAATGCAGATGAACGAGCTAAACCACCACCCATAACTTCTGGGTTAACTGCAGCAGCGCCACCTGGAAGTGATCTTTGCAGTACAGTTCCACCAAGCATTTTCTGCAATGGTGATCCTGCTAATTCTTTATTACTGCCACCTTTTAAAAGTGGTGTTTCTGCCGCTGATGGCAGTGCTGGTTTATCATTTAGAATCTCCACTTTCGTGGCGATCATGTCCGCGACCTTTTCCTTCTCTTCGCGTTGATCTAGATACTTTTTTACAGCTTTAATGACATCGCCTAGGAAGAATGCTTCACCCCTAGTGTCTTGATATGATAAGTATCCGTGTGCCATTATCGTTGTTTAGCTGCTTCTTGTTGTTTCTTGAGATTTTCTAAATGCTGCATAAGAAGAGTGGTATATACCTGTCTCTCCCATGGCATCATGTTTTCAATCTCCGTCAAGCTATATTTATGATGATGCATCAAAGCAAAGTTCACTTTGTAGTACCCTTCCAAAGAATTGTGGAAGAGTGCTATCCGAAAAAATTCGATAGCCCCACGATTGTGAATTCAGATGGTTCTCCAGTTTCTGGATTTTTTACCGTAAATGTATGCTCTAGTCTAGGAGTTCCCTCAAAGAATGCTTGAATTTTTTCAAATTGATTGTTAGTGAGACCTTCTAGGAATTGAACAAACTCTTTCTTACTAGTAGTAGAACTATCATAAACATCTTCACCATCGAAGATTTGATCAATACAACCAGCAATAATTTCAATCACACCATCTGCTGATGGTGCTTTCCCCATGATGGATCCACTGATAAAATCATTCATTCCAGGATATTTCATCATAATACCCATATCATCAGATAGCATAATCTTGTTTGAATGACCCTCTGGTTTTACGACTTTAACCTCAGATAGATTCAAATTATAGTTTACCTGTGTTTTATTGTCATCTTTGCAGGTAACTTTCATCTGTACAATCTCACCAACAGAGATAGCACGAATTTGAAGAAAAATATACTCTAGATCAAAAATGGGCATATCATCTAGTTTTACCCTTGACTGAATACAACCCTTTAAAAGAGTTTTTACAGCTTTTTCAATCTCTTTATCATCGCCCGCTTCTAATGCTAACAATAGTAGCTTTTCTTCTTTTACAACAAATGGACGATATTTGATTTTTTTGCCATTAGAAGGAATTTCCAACTCATACGTTGGAAGCACAACTTGTGGTAATGCCATAATGTTTAGACCAGTTCATATGTATATTTAGCGCGACTTTTTGACCCAAAAATTAGCGGAAAAAATTTTCCGACTTTTATGGAATTGAAAAAGTCAATTTGCTGGTGGTACAGGTGGAGTTGTAGGTGGTATAGGTGGAGGAGGAGTTAGTTCTGGCCAGGTGTACAAGTTTCCATCTGGACCAGTCTTCACCAAACGAGGTTTAGATTTTCCAGGACCATCATCACGCAAGTATTCTTTTACATCACCTTTCTTCATTTGAGGAGCAGCAGAGACATCTGCAACTTTTGTATAGTGTCTTTGATACTTAAACTGCGCTGTTACTTTTGTAATTTGAGAAGAACCAAACTGTAGTGGAATAGCATCGATCTGATATGGGAATGCTTGTTCCATGACATATGTTATTGGTTTTCTATCGATAGAAGAGTTTAAACCTGCTTCAGTCTTTGAAATGTGAATGTCTCCAACGTAACTATCTTTATAAGCTACTCTAGTTGTTCTATTTTCTGGTAAAGCATTTGCCGTCATGCCAGGTACTCTTTCACCAAAAATATCAAAGTACCAAGCATTCAGATATTTTAATAGAGTCAAATTAGCATCTAACATAAAGGTAAGGGAAAATTCTGTAAATACCCTTGTATGTGGGTAATCTACAGCACCAAGACCTGTATACAGTCCAACTTGTGTCCCAGTTGCAGTATTCATGTTAGGAAGTTGAGCTTCGTCACAGAAAAACTCTACACACTGTTGGTCAGGAAAATATTTCGCTGCTTTACCTTTGATTTCTACAACAAAGTTATTACTGAACGACATTCCGCCGCCCTTACTAACTTTCGTTATGAAATCGGTAAGTCCATGACCTTTATCTACAGACACGCTAAATACCTATGTTGGAACAACTATATTTATGGCGTACTCAGGATATTTCAAACCGAAGAATCCTACAAAGTACCGTGGCAACCCGACAAACATTGTTTATAGGTCGCTATGGGAACGCAAGTTCATGGTGTTCTGTGACAATAACCCTAGTATATTACAGTGGGGTAGTGAAGAGATTATTATACCATACAGAGC